TATCATTTACAGAACGTACAGACGCAGAAGTACGTGGTCTAATCTCAGTAAGTGGTGATCTATCATATAACAATGGTACAGGCGTACTATCAGTTACAACATATAAATCATCAAACTTTGACACAGATTTCGGTAACAAGTCAACTGACAACCTAGGTGAAGGTTCAACCAACCTATACTTCACAACTGCGAGAGCGCAAGCGGCAGTTTCAGGTAACATCACATCAGCAGTTTCAGCAGCAACTACATCACTACAGTCATATGCTGATCAAGCGGAAGCAGATGCAATTTCAACAGCAGCGGCAGATGCAACTTCAAAAGCAGACGCAGCACTAGTTGATGCAAAAGCGTACACAGATGGCCGTGAAACAGCTATCACAACTGCATACACAGGTTCAATTGCTACTTCAAAAGCAGCATCAGATGCATATGCGGATGCAGCGGAAGCAGATGCAAAGACATATGCAGATGGTATCGTTGCAACGGAAGCAACAGCACGTGCGGATGCGGATGCAGCACTAGATGTTCGTGTTACAGCAACCGAAGATGATATTGCAACACTTCAAACAAGTGTGGCAAATGTAATCTCAAACACAGATGCCGCAGCATTAGATTCACTAACAGAAATCGTTGCAGCATTCCAAAGTGCAGATGGTAACTTGAATAGTGCAATCACAACACTTGCGTCAGATGCAACATCTGCACGTTCAACACTTGAAACATCACTACAAGCATATGCTGACCAAGCAGAGCTTGATGCGATTGCAAGTGCGAAAACATACACAGATGGTCGTGAAACAGCTATCACAACTGCATACACAAGTGCAATTGCTACTTCAAAAACAGCATCAGATGCATACGCAGACCAAGCGGAAGCAGATGCAAAGGCATATGCAGATGGTATTGTTTCAGCAGAAACAACAGCACGTTCACAGGCAGTTACAAGTGCAATTTCAACAGCAGCGGCAGATGCAACTTCAAAAGCTAATACAGCTAAGACAGAAGCTATTGCAGCGGCAGCACTGGATGCAACTTCAAAAGCAGACGCGGTAGAAACAGCAGCAAACGCATATGCAGATGGTATTGTTGCAACAGAAGCAACAGCACGTGCGAATGCGGTAACAAGTGCAATCTCAACGGCAAGTACAGATGCAACTTCAAAAGCAAATGCAGCACTAGTTGATGCAAAGGCATACACAGATGACCGTGAAACAGCTATCACAACTGCATATACAAGTGCAATTGCTACAGCAGTTGCAGGTAAGGATAACACAGACGAAATTACTGAAGGTTCGTCAAATCTTTACTTCACAGATGCACGTGCAAGAGCGGCAATCTCGGTATCAGGCGATCTTTCATACAATGCAACAACCGGTGTTATTTCTACACAAGGCCTTGCTTCATCAACAACAGATGATCTAAGTGAAGGTACAACAAACCTATACTGGACATCAGCACGTGGTGACGCAAACTTTGCTACAAATCTTGCAGCGGTGGACTCAGATGACCTTTCAGAAGGTACAACAAATCTATACTTCACAAATGCAAGAGCGCAGTCAGCGGTTGCAGGCGATATCTCATCAGCTATTGCGACAGCAACTACATCACTGCAATCATATGCAGATACAGCGGAAGCAGATGCAATCACATCAGCAAATGCATACACTGATGGTCGTGAAACAGCAATCACAAGTGCAATCGCAAACCTATCATCAACACTAAGTACTACAAGTAACGTTCAATTTAACGATCTAGTACTAACTGGTGACCTTACTGTATCTGGTACAGTTACAACGATCAATACAGAAACAATTGAACTAGCAGACAACATCATTCTGCTAAATTCAAATGCAATCGGCGTACCAACGCAGAGTGCAGGTTTTGAAATTCATCGCGGTTCGGAAACTAATGTACAGTTCGTATGGGACGAAGCAAATGATCGTTGGACATTTGGCGCGTTAGACGTACACACATCTGGTGCGTTTGTTGGTAATGTAACTGGTCAAGTATCAGACATTTCAAACCACGACACTGATGATCTAGTAGAAGGTACAAACCTATACTTTACAACTGCACGTGCGCGTGGCGCGGTGGTAGCAGGTGGTTCACTATCATATAATGAATCAACTGGTGTGTTCTCATACACAGAACGTACTGACTCAGAAATTCGCGGACTTCTAGCAGCAGGTGGTGACATTTCATACAATGCAACAACTGGTGAATTCTCATTCACACAGGATATGTCATTCAATTCACTAACTGAAAAACCGACAACTGTTGCAGGTTATGGCATCACTAATGCTTATACTATGACAGAAGTTGACAACGCAATTTCAGCAGCGGTTGCAGGCAAGGATCAGCTATCAGAACTAACAGGTACAACCGATGACGTTACAGAAGGTTCAACAAATGTATACTTCACAGATGCACGTGCAAGAGCGGCAATCTCAGTATCAGGTGACCTTTCATACAACGAAACAACTGGCGTAATTTCATTCACAAACGATGCGGGTGATATTTCATCAGTTACAGCGGGTAATGGTCTATCTGGTGGTGGCGTAACAGGTGATGTTACACTAGCAGTTAATGTTGATCGCGGTCTAAGTATTGTAGCAGACAACGTTGGCATCGCAGATACAGCGGTAACAGCCGGCTCATACGGTGCAGCGGATTCAGTATCATCATTTACTGTTAACACACGTGGTCAGCTAACAGCAGCAGGTCAAACTGCAATCTCAATCGTTGCGTCACAAGTCTCTGACTTCAACACAGCGGTTAAAGATGCTATCTCAATGACACACTCATCAGTGTATACAGTTTCAACGGCTGCGGCAACAGCAAACTCAGGTGCTAACCCAGAATTCTCATGGGCTACACTAGGTTTCAACTTGTCAGACAAAGATATGTATTCAGTTTATCTAAACCGTCTACTACTTCGTCCAACTGAATATTTAGTATCATCAACTGGTATTACATTCGATCAGTTCATTCTATCAGAAGACGACGAAATCGAAGCAGTAATGCTTGGCTAATATTTCTTAATCAAAACCTAGGGGGTTAGACATCCTCCTAGGTGTTCACACTGAACATGGGATACAAAGTATACCCTCGCATTAAGAAAAACTTTTATATAAGGAGAAAAAAATGTCAGACTCACGTAAATTTAAAATTGGTGGTGTTGAAAAGTCTCTTAAAGACCTTTGGATAGAGAAAAAAAACGCAGTTGCATCACTAGTAACAAAAGATGGTAAGTGGAACGATCTAGCGGTAATACTACCAACAGCAGCAGACGATGATTATAAGAACTATAAGTTCAAAATTAACAAAAAAGGTGAAATGGAACCTATTCTGAATGAAACGACTGACGTTTCAGCAGACGATATTGTGTTCTCATCATCAAAGTCAAGCCTTCGCCGTATCGCTGATCTAGAGCGCAACATTTCAATTATTGCAAACCGTATTGCAACAGTTGACGGTAACGTAATCGATACGTCTTCTCTTGATGCAGAAGATGATCGTGATTGGGGTAACTACATCACAGAAGATACATTCTTCACAAAAGACGTTAACCTAGGTAACTCTTCATATGACAAAATCAAGGTATATGGTCACTTATATCTGAACAATGGTATTACATTTGGTACGAATGCAAAAGCTGAAATCAAAAATACTGTTGCTGAAATGATTTCTGGTAATACAGAATCTGGTATTGCAGTTACGCACGATGCAATAACAAATACATTGGACTTCTCAGTTGCATCAGCGCCAAAATGGGCAACAGCACGTAATATTACACTAGGCGGTGATCTTTCAGGTTCAGTAAGTATCGATGGTTCAGCAAACGTGACTCTAACTGCAACCGTCGCGAATGACTCGCACACACACGCATTCGGAAACCTAACTGGTGTACCAACAACACTAGCAGGTTATGGTATCACAGATGCAGTATCATCAACCGGTAACGCAGCAACAGCAAGTAAACTTGCAACAGCACGTACTATCTCTCTAACAGGTGATGCAAGTGGTTCAGTGTCATTTGACGGTTCGGCAAACGCAGCAATCACAGTTGTAGTTGCGAATGACTCGCATACACATGCATTCGCGAATATCACAGGTAAGCCAACAACATTAGCAGGTTATGGTATTACTGATTCACTTTACACAACTTCACAAGTTGACAGTGCAATCTCGACTGCAATTTCAACCCTAGTGAATGGTGCAAGTGCAGCATACGATACACTAGCTGAAATCCAAAACGCAATGGCAACAGACGCAGAACTAAGTGCAGCAATCGCAGCAATTACAACTGTTGCAAACGCAAACAAATGGACAGCAGCACGTACTATCTCACTAGCAGGTGACGCAACTGGTTCAGTGTCAATCGATGGTTCAGCAAACGTAACTCTAACAGTTGCAGTTGCAGACGATTCACACAATCACATCATCGGTAATGTTGATGGTCTACAGGCAGCACTAGATGGAAAATCAGATACAACTCACAACCACACACTAGACTCACTAAGCAACACAACTATCACAAGTAACACAGCAGGTGAGATCCTAAAGTGGAACGGCACTGCATGGGTAAACAATACTCTAGCAGAAGCAGGTATTCAGGCAGCTGGTTCATATGCGTCCGCAACACATAATCACGCATTCGCTGATATCACAGGTAAGCCAACAACACTAGCAGGTTATGGTATTACAGATGCGGCACCAGATACAGCATTTGTGGGCGTTACAGTATCAAACGATACACTAACATTCACACGCGATAACGGTACAACAATCGCAGTTACAACAAGTGATGCTAATACAAACACATACCTAACAGGTCTGGCATTTAGCACAGCAAATGGTGTTCTAACAGCAACAACAGGTTCAGGTACAGTGACAGTTGACCTAGATGGTCGTTATACAGACAACGCATTTGCGGATACAATGAACCAGCATGTTCGTACAACTGATTCACCAACATTTGCAGCAGTTACAGCAACAAACTTCAACGGTACAGCAACATACGCAAAGTATGCTGACCTTGCAGAACGTTATGCAGCGGATGCACCATACGAAGAAGGTACACTTCTAGCGTTTGGTGGTGAAGCGGAAGTAACAGCAGCACAAGGTTATGCGTCAACAAAGATCGCAGGCGTTGTTTCAGTAAAACCAGCGGTTGCGATGAACGCAGAAGCAGGTAACTCACAGACACACCCATTCGTAGCACTACAAGGTCGTGTTCCAGTGAAAGTTGTTGGTACAGTTCGTAAAGGTGACATTCTAGTTGCATCAGACATTTCAGGTGTTGCAACAGTATGGAAGTCAGAAGATACAGATCCACGCATGACAGCATATGTTGGCATCGCAATCGAAAACAAAATCGAAGGCGGCGTTGGCTTTGTTGAAGTAAAAGTAGGTAAGTGATCTTATTGAAATACAAAAAGAGAAGGGAGCGGAAACGCTCCCTTTTTTATGTGAAAAACTTTCGTAGAGTATCGACTAATCCACCACCCGGATCATCATTCTTGTTCTCTGATACCCAATCTGGAAATGCAAGAAACAATTTCTTCCATTGTAGCATTTCATTATGTAAATCTAATACTCGTTTACTATATTCACTGTTGCCAGCCATTTTATACAAGTCTTTAATTTTTTTAATGCGAATTTTACATTCTTTTAAATCTTCTAAATCACGCTCAATTGCAAATATCATTTCTCCAAAATCTTCTGCTTTAGAGAATTTTTCAATTAGAAACTTATGGTGTTTGTTTTTAGGTTTACCATCATACAAAAACATAATTTCTTGCAGATCGTAATAAATTGCTTTCACTGGATTTATACTTTGGCGATATCGTAGAATAACTTCATCAATTCTAAATCTATCACTTTCTGTTTCTAGATTATCAAGTACACTTTGGCATAATAGATTTATTTTTTGTCTATGGTTTGTAGAATCTTTTCTTGATTTTTCTCGTACTTTATCTACTACAATATCAATAAGTTTTTTGCTTTCTGCGTCCAACTCTTTTTTTATAAAATCTATATGTCCGGGTGACGAATTGTTAACAGCCGCACGTAATTCGTCTGTAATATTTCCTGTTTTAAGAAAATCTTTACAGTCTCTAATAAATCGTTGTTTTTTAAGATCAACAATTCCTTTAACCATTACGTTGCTCCTCTATAGTATTTACACATTTCACTGTGATACTATAGTTTAGATATAATGTTTTTTACAATTTTTATTTTATCTTTTTTGAAAAGTGTTCGTCTTGCGCCCGGATGTAATGGTTTTGGTAAATATTGGCGGTCTAACCACGCGTATCCACCTGTTTCGGAGTTTGTTATTGGTATAAATTCTATATCGACTACAACAACAAACGTGTAATAACTAAATTCGCCGTCTCTTGAATGATACTGATCAAGTGGGTATACTTTTAAGATGTGGTCTCCTATATCACCAACTTCTTCGGACAATTCTCGTAGCATTGCTTGTGATACATTTTCTTTAGGTTCGACTTTTCCACCCCAGAATCCCCAGTTTCTAGGATATGATCCTGCATCTGAACGTTGTTGTAATAATATTCTTTTTGTATCTTTTGCTATAATACATGCACCGGATGCTTTGATCATTTATTCTTCTTTTAGTTATTAGGTGATGGTATTTCTGCGTCTGGTAAGGTTCCTAGTAATTCTAGTCTCCAATAACCACCTTCGTAAATACCTTGATAGGTGTCGCTCCACTCGCCGTTTTCAAATTTGAATTGTTGTAGGGTATATGTATTTGTTACATATGCGCGTAATTCAAATTCGCTTGCATCAAACGAAACAACCCACGCACTACCATTATATTCGATAATATCATTAATTGCAATATCTATTCCCCAAACGCTAGAAGAATCTGCGTCTCCTAAACATAGATAACGTTGTCCCAATGAAGGTTGTGGAATACCATTGAACCCAGGCCTCGAAACTGATGGGTCTATAATTCTGTCTACTGATGCGATTGTGTTCGTAGGTAAGGTATCTCGGTCGATTTCAAATTGAAGTATAGTAGGGTCGTCTGTTTCAGTTAGCGTACCTATAACATCTGCGTTCAAGTCTTCCAATTCTCCGTGATATTTTAGTCTTAACCGAGAAATACCATCATGGAGTGTTCCATAATTTGAAAGTACTGTATCCCATGTTGTTGCATTGTCCCAATTACCATTTTCAAGAATTTTACAGAACACACCTTCATCAGTTTCAAACACATCTAGTGCATAATTTCCCGGAGTAACAACTACGCTTGTTTCTCGTTGTAGATCGCTGAAGAATTCAAATGCGTCTGGGTCATAATCTAGTGAATCTAAATCTGTATATGTATAGATGTTGTGAATGATATTTCTAATTACATTCTGTCTTGTTACACGTGCGGGTGGGTTGATCCAGATCGGAATTTGGAAGTATAGAGTGGCAATGTCAATTTGATCTTCGATGCCAGCTGGAATACCTCGACTTGTCCATTGCATATCAGTTAGTTCTACAGTTGTTATTGTAGTCCAGTCAATTGGGTTGTCGTTGTGTTGTATTTCTAATGCCGGATTGAATAGAACTAGAATCTGTTCCATCAATTGTAGTTTTTGATCGGTGTTTGATGTCCAAATATCAACTTGCATGTTTAGTAGATATGGAACTGGCATAAGTCTACCGACACTAAATTTATTACCTTGATCATTTGTATATGTACCAGACACTGAATCAAATTTACGCTCATTTACTGACACGCTATCAGTAAAGAACGGTTCTTGTACACGTTGTCTATCTGGTTGTACACTTTGAATATAACATGCAATGAATGGTGCAGAATTGACGATGTTTTCACTATTGTTCTTCATAATCGTTGAAGCCATACGTGATACGTCACCGTATCTTGCAGGGACGCGAATGTAGTAGTCACTGCCGTCATTCATTTTCTTTCCAGTCTTCACACTGAAACCCGAGAACATTCTAATGAATTGTAGAATGTAGCGTCTAATTTGTTCGTCATAAAAATGTGTTTGCATATTAGTCTACCTTTGGTCTCACTGCTTTTGACAAGTTAACTTTAGTATCAATTGTTGAACCATCGTCAAGAATACTTGTACCATTGTTGTTAATGAATTGATGATGTAGTCTGTGTCCAACTTCCCAACCACCATCACTGTCCTCTACTTTAAGCCACTTATTGTCTCTGTATTGGAATAGTCTTGCAGGAGTGTAATCTACTCGTAAGAAGTATGAATTTTCAGCAGGTGCATCAGGGAAACCAGTGCCACTATCTACAGTTGCGTAGTCGATATCGTCTGGATGCTCACCATCTGGAAGATATAGCAAATTGTTTGTTCTGTAATCGTAGTAGCGACCTGGAACGTTTTGTCTTGCTTCTTCGACTATTGAATCTGTTACTTGTAATTCTTTGTTATATGATGATAGAAGATTTTTAAGATCATCTGCTTCTTCGCCAGTGCCAAAAATATCTGCATATTCCTGTGTGTCTTGTAGCTGCTTACAGCGCACACGCCAAATATGAGGCCACCATCCTGCATCAAACCCTTCTGCTCCTTTAGTTCCTTCTTGTACAACCCAATACTGATTTACAGCAGGTGCATCTTCGTCAAGTAAAAGATCATCGCGCATATGTGGAAGTTCAATGACATCACCTGTCATTAGTTTACGTCCCATCTTTTCGACCATATCATTGATGTGTACTGTGAAAATTTGTTGATCTGTACCTAAGAAAAATCCAAATTGTGAAAGTTCAAAATCTTGATCCGTTACTTGATAGACACCGCGTAGATCATACACAACGGTGTCATACTTACGATCACGATTTTCCATGAAAAGTAAATCTTGAATTGGTGGGTTTGCAGGATCATAGTTTGGATCATTTTCATCAACTGAACCAATATATTTGTGTACAAGAAGTGAAGTGCCACCATGATCATAGTGTGCTTTTACTGTCTTGTCTACAAACTTATAGTCGTTACCTTTTCTTGGATTCCATAAACTTAAACGTGGCATTGATTTTTCCTTGACTTATTACTGTATTTATCATATTATAGATGTATAATGATAAGGAGGACCATACGTATGGTTTCAGTAAAGACTGATGGGTATCTTGTACTACGTGATGTACTTTCCCCGCAACTTCTGCAACAATTCAAACTTTGGGCGATGGATAATACGAATGCACATCGTGGAAATGCTGTTGACGGAACTTATTATGCTACTCATGATGGAAAACGTGCATACAACGTTTGGTGGACAACACAGCCTCCAAAAGAAATGTGGATGCCAATTGTTTGGAGTCTAGAACAACCTATCAACATGTTTTTTGATGGTGTTGAGTGGGATATTCATGTAGTTGACTGTATTACAACAAGACCTCACTCTCAAAAAATTTATGCACATATTGATACACCATATCGCTTTGAAGAATTTTCAAAAGTGGATAGAACGTTGGGAGTACAGATCATCATTCCTCTAGACGAATTTACTCTAGAAAATGGTGCAACTGCATATCTCCCCGGATCGTGTAACATGAAAATTGATTATCGCGATTTAGAAGAATTTAGAGACGTATACAACGACATGCTTGTAGATTCTGGTACGCAATTTCTATCCAAGCCCGGAGATGTTTTGATGTACGATAGTCGTACATTACATAGCACTATGCCAAACAACAGCAACGAATTTCGCAGTGCGCTACTCATAAACATACTTGAAAAGGACATTATTCCTCGAGTTAGAGAACTAGATAATAATACAGACTTCGTAAAAACTTGACAAACACCTCGTTTAGTGTTATACATGATTCGTAACACAGGAGAAACACATGGCAATCCCGAAGCGTTCTAAAAAATCTAAAGCAGTCCGTACACCCAAGTTTGTTGACGAAAAGTATACAGGTCCCGAACCTGAGTGGGACAATGCAGAAAAATGGAGTGCAGAGAAGTATTATCGTGAACGTTCACGTGTTGGCTTCTACTACAATTACTTCTACACATATAAAGATGGTAAACCGTGGATTCTAGATTGGATGAAACGGAATGAATACAAGAAAGAAGAAATTGCAGCAGCCAAAGCGGCACCCGATAGTTCTGTGGGCATTGCATACGCGGGACTTGCAAAATCACTACTTCGAGGAATGCCAGCGTATCATAGTGGCATAAAAGAATATTTGGCAACCAAGCCCGGTCTCAGTGAAAACTCTGTGCGCGATGCAGTGCAAATTGTGAAAGAACAAGTTGCGAAACTTATCGCAGAAGGTTCAGTAATTCGTAAAGAAAAGAAAGAAGTAGAAGAAGTCAAGAAGGATGTATATAGTCCTTCTATTCAAGAACTTCTACTTGAAAAGGCTGTAGAAATGACGGAAGAAATCGAAGATTTCATTAATCAATTCGATTATTCGAAAGCAGCACTTAAATCGTTCGATCCAGTTACAATGCTTCGCAAAGTAGAAGCAAAAGGAATGCACGCCAACAAAATTAAAGGGTTCTACATTCGTGAATATGAAGAAATCAACGAACTTCTTAATCCTCCCAAGCGTATGAACGATGCAAAGAAAGAAGATTATGAACAACTGAAAGAAGGTTATCGCCATTTTAAAAAGCCAGAAGTACAAGCACTTCTAGAAATGTATCGTAGCATTATTGATGCATGTGACATGATTGCACAAGAAAGTAAAGTAGCACGTGCGCCACGTAAAAAGAAACCAGTAAGCAAAGAAAAGCTAGTAGCAAAGTTTAAATATTGCGAGAGCCACGACGATACTAAATCGGTCAGTGTAAAGCCAATTGATCTTTTGGGTGCAGTAGCAGCAATTGTATATAACACAAAAACACGTAAACTCGGCGTGTATGTCGCAATTGATGAATCTGGCTTCAATATCAAAGGGACATCGCTTACCGGATTTGACGAACATAAGAGTGTACAGAAAACACTTCGCAAACCAGCAGAACAGTTAACTGCCTTCAAGCGAATTGCACGTAAATCTTTGCAAAAAGAGTTCGATGCTATTAAGTCGGTTGAAACAAAAATGAACGGGCGGTTCAATGATCAAACACTTATCCTCAAAGTTTTCTGATAAATAGATAGAGAACAATGTACATAAAATCGTGTACAAAAGGAGATAAATATGTTTAACAAATCATATGGTATTTACCGCATTGTATGCGATGCGGATAAATTTGCAAATTATAATGAAAATGCACACGTTCAATTACTAGAATGGATGGATGAGCATATTGCAGAAACTAACGACATTGGTACAAAAGTGGCAAAGGGTTATGTGTTCAACGAAGTAAGGACATTTATTAACCGAGATACTGCTGAATATGGTATCTTTATTGATTATAACAATACAAGAGATATCAATAATTTTGAAGGTGCAATACAGAAATTTGTTGCATGGGCTGTAGAAAATGGACATATTGTATCGTTTGAGCCTGTTTTTTCTACTGTCGTCAGCTTTGATGTGTTTTTTAAGTTTGGTTTAGATTACTTGGAAGATTTGAAAACATTTTACATCAACAAAGAAATTAATGGTATGCAGCGAGTATCTTAACTGAGGCTGTTAATCAAAAACATATTGGAGAAAAATAATGAATACAATGTATTATTACTCGTTAACACTTAGTTTTGGATCAGAGGAAACCTGTCCGAAAATAGGAGATGCGACAACAAATCATATTGAAAAAATGAGCGGGGCAACAGTTCCTAACTTTTCAGAAATTGCAGGAATTAACGGTTTAGTAGAAGCGTTCAAACATGCGGAACAACCTTCTGCTGATTTACCAGAAGATCAGTTACAGTTCCTTTCACCAGGCCTATGGGCGGTGTATGTAGAATTCAATGACGCAGAATCTCGCGATTCATTCGTAAATGCATACGAGCCGGTCGTATCATATCTTTCAGAAAATTCATTCCTAGTTGAAACTGCTACAGGCAGCCATTCATACAATGATGAAATTTTACTTGAAGGTACTCTTGCATACGCAGCGCAGTCAAAAGGTATTTCGGCTCTTATGTTAAATACGGCGCCAGAAGAAATGGATATTCCGATTCACGGCAATTTAGTTGAGCGCGGAATTATTACCGAAGAGTTTGAAATCGGTTATTTGGATTCTTTCGTTAAAATACCAGAAGATAATCCTGCACAATAAGTCATATTGAACCCACGCCGAAGCGTGGGTTTTCCATATCTGGAACCATATCTGGAAATACTGATAAATACCGTATAACGGAGATAAACAATGCCACAAAATCGTAATAAAATTAAGAATGACGTAATCAAACAAATCAGACTGTTGCTTGGCGATGGTATGATTGATATTGAACTTGATCCAGAACATTATGATCTGGCTCTTGATATTGCGCTTGGTAAAATTCGTCAACGCTCGGAGAATTCAGTAGAAGAAGATTTCTATGCAATTGAACTTAAAGAAGATGTAGATGAATACAGTCTGCCACAAGAAATAATTGAAGTGCGTCAAATTTGGAATAGGTCATTTGGTAACGGTATCACTTCTGGTATCGACATGGATCCATTTGAACTTGCGTATGCAAACTCTTATTTCTTCATGAATAACAACATTGGTGGCATCGCAACATATGATTTCTTCTCACAATATCGCGAAAGTTTAAATCGTGTTGCTGCGACAGAAATTGGCTTTCTTTGGAATCCTGTTACAAAAAAATTAAAACTTATGCGTAGAATGCGTGGCGATCAGATTGTTCTTCTACATGTATTCTTGGAACGCCCAGACGATCAACTATTGATGGATCCATATACAAAGTCATGGGTGCGCGATTATGCATATGCATACTGTAAAAAAATGCTTGGCGAAGCAAGATCAAAATTCTCAACACTTCCCGGCGCACAGGGTGGTGTTACACTGAATGGTGTCGAGTTGAAAAACGAAGCAGCATTAGAAATCGAAAAGTTAGAACTTGATCTAACTAACTACCTAGATGGTTCAGCGCCACTAGGATTTACTATCGGATAAAAACTTCTTGACAAACTAGTTCCTCTGTGTTATGTTATCTAATAATAAAAACGCAGAGGAACACCATATGAAAAAGAAACTACTTGTAATCGGCCATGGTAGACATGGCAAAGACACTGTTTGTGAAATTCTAAGAGATAGATACGATTACAGTTTTGAAAGTAGTTCTCGTTTTTGTTCCAAACTTTTCATCTTTAATGATCTAAAAGACAAATACGGATACTCTAACGAAGAAGAATGTTATGAGGATCGACACAACCACCGCGCAGAGTGGTATAACGCAATTTGCGATTATAACGTTCCTGATCCTGCACGACTAGGCAGAGAGATTTTTCAAGCACATGACATTTATTGTGGTCTGAGAAACAAAAAAGAATTTCATGCAATGAAAAATACTGGCGTGTTCGACTATGCTATTTGGGTTGATCGCAGTGACTTCTTACCACCAGAGTCAAAAGACAGTATGAGTCTAGAACAATGGATGGCAGATTTCGCAATCGATAACAACGGAACTCTTGAAGATTTGCAATTCAACATCGATGCATTGATGGGGTACATTAGCTAAATTCCTATAGTCAAGTTTCTCCTGAATTGTCTACGTACTTAATTCAAAAAGTGTTAAAAATATCAATTTTTTCATAAATACTAATAGCAATTCAATAATTCATAAGGAGAAACAGAATGGCGACATTAGTATCCCCAGGTGTATCAGTTCAAGTTGTAGACGAGTCACAATACGTTGCAGCTACAAACGGTACACTTCCACTATTGGTTGTTGCGACACGCAGCAACAAAACAGACGCTTCTGGGTCAAGTATTGCTTCTGGTACAATCCCAGCTAACGCTGGTGTTGCATACCTTGTTTCATCACAGAGAGAACTAGTAGAAACTTTTGGTCAGCCATATTTCTATGAAGTTGGTGGTTCTGTGGTACAGGGTGCAGAAACAAGCGAATACGGCCTACTAGCAGCATATCAATATCTTGGCGTTTCAAACAACGCATATGTAATTCGTGCAGACATCGACCTAGCACAGCTAGAAGCAACTACAGTTGAACCAGCTGGCGCAATCGCAGATGGTACTTATTGGTTTGATGTAGATGCATCATCATATGGTATTTTTGAATGGGATGGCACTGTATGGAATGCAGTTACACCACATGTTCTAACAGACGCACCGGGCACAGGTAACGTTGAATCAGAGAGTGTTGACGGTTTTGCTGCTCCAGTTAATACATTCGGTACATCAGGCGATGTTGCGGTAGTAGCATCAACTACAAAAATTTCATATTGGCATAAGATGGGCACAAGTTGGGTTATCATGGGCGACCCTGCGATGGCCCACGACTTCCAATTTTCAAAATTCGCACCAACAACTCGTCGTGATTCAATTGATCCAAATCAAGTTGGTGACTTTTATATCCGAACAACAGTACAGGGCGGTGGCCTAGATTATGCTCTAGCAAAATACAACTCAGGTACTGATCTATGGACATCGGTTCAAGCCCCAGTATATGCAGACGATGACGTTGCAAGTGCAGACCTTATCGATGCTGGCGATGTATATCTTGCGACAGATGGTGATAACAATTACGTTGGATACCTTCGCTTCCGTGTAAGAAGTGCAGCGCAAGCGGCAGTTACAACATCGGCTAATGTTCCAGACGTTAACAATATCAATTCAGTTGTAACAGTTGCAGGTGTTGACTTCACATTCTCAGGTGCTACATTAGATACAGTAGTAAGTACAATGCAAGCAGATGCATCCCTAAATGCAGCAAATGTTCGTGTTGAAAAAGTTGGGACATCAAAAATACGCTTTACAAAAACAGACGGACTGCTTCTGATTATCGCGTTCACATCAGGTTACACAGACTTAGGTTTTTCACAGTCAGAATATTGGGCATCAGTTTGGAACGATCTTGAATATGTTGCTTCAACTACTGCACCTACTGGTGACATCGCGGAAGGTACACTATGGTACAATGCTGATCTACGAATTGAAATCATGCGCAATGAGTTCAATGGTGTGGAAATGGAATGGACAAAGTACGCATGGTCAGAAGATGTATATGGTCTAGGTCAAGCAGACCTACAACTACGTACTGCGACTCCTACAACACGCAAAGATGGTGTGTCACCTTTACAAGTTGGTGACCTTTGGGTGAGCGGCAATGCTGCTACATTCCCGAATGTTAAAATCTGGAATGGCTCACAGTGGGTACAACTAGATGGCGCTGATCAATCTTCAACAAACGGTCTGATTTTCTCAAACTATGCAGCGGATGCGCCATGGGATGAAGACGGTTTTGTTATTAACCGTGTTGCACACGAAAACACTGCAAACCCAGAACTTCTACCAGAAAACATCCTAATGATTAACATGGATTACACAACTCTAAACGTAAAGCGTTACACAAACGGCGTTTGGGAGTGGGTATCAGGTGTTAATGCAGATGGTTCAGGTAAGTTTGGTTCAGAAGCAGTTCGCAATATGGTGGTTGAATCAATGCAAGCAGCAGTTGCAAGTAATGATGGTATTCGCGCAGAAGCTACATACTTCAATCTAATTGCAGCACCTGGTTATCCTGAACTAATGGATGAAATGATTTCTCTAAACAAAGACAAAAAAGAAATCGCATTCGTAGTAGGTGATGCTCCACTAACACTAAAATCAGACACTACATCAATCAAAAACTGGGCAGACAACAATCTACCAGCAGATGCATATGCAGGTGTTTACTATCCACACGGTCTATCAACAGACCTATCAGGTAATGATGTTGTGATGCCAGCGTCAGCAATCGCGCTACGTACAATCGCATTCTCAGATCAAGTGTCATTCCCATGGTTTGCTCCAGCAGGTCTAACACGTGGTGTTGTTTCAAACGCAAGTGCTGTTGGTTATGTAAATGCAGAAAACGAGTTTGTTCGTGTTCGTCTAAGTGAAGGTCAGCGTGACGTAATGTATACAGCACGTATGAACCCAATCGCTGATCTACCGGGCACAGGTCTAGTAGTTTATGGTCAAAAGACACTACAGGGTTATGCATCTGCACTAGATCGCATTAACGTTGTGCGTCTAGTAAACTATATGCGTCACAACCTAGATCAAGTTTCGCGCGGCTTCTTGTTCGAACAGAACGATAAGATCACACGTGACAACATCCGTGATGCAGTAGAACGTTTCTGTGGTAACCTAGTTACAGAACGTGGTCTATACGACTTCCTAGTTGTTTGTGATGAATCAAACAACACACCGGCGCGTATTGATCGTAATGAACTATGGGTAGATGTTGCAATTCAGCCAGTTAAGTCTGTTGAATTCATCTACATCCCACTACGTATTCGCAACACAGGTGAATCTCTAGCATAATATTCTAGAATAACACAAGAAACCCCGCTTCGGCGGGGTTTTTTATTGCCAAAAATAAATGCAGATTTAATTATGTCGTTAAATGATAAATACTTGTATAATAACATAGTTTGCAAACTATAACAGGAGACATAATTATGGCAAGAACACTAAACAATTTCGGCGTACCTACAGAAGGCGCAGGCGGCGAAGCAATCGGTATCCTACAGCCAAAACTAAACTATAGATTTAGAGTGCAGGTTGCTGGCTTCGGCGGTGACGCAACAGGTAAAGAATTTACACGCCAAGTAATGAATGTTACACGTCCAAAAGTTTCTCACGAGTCAATCCCAGTAGATTCATACAACTCACGTATGTACATGATGGGTAAACACACATGGGAACCAATCACAATTACACTACGTGACGACATTGCAAACAACCTAACAAAGCTAGTAGGTCGCCAGCTACAAACACAGTTAAACCACAGAAATCAAAATGGTCCAGCTGCTGGTACAAACTACAAGTTTACAACACTAGTTGAAATCCTAAACGGTAACGATGGTACACCAATCGAACAAATTCAACTTGAGGGTTGCTTCCTACAGAACGTTGACTACTCACAGTCAGATTATTCAGTATCAGATCCAGTACAAATCATTCTAACACTACAGTATGATAACGCAATCTTTACTGATAACGAAATTATGCCAGGTGACAACCTATTCTCAAATAACTCAAGTATTCTAGGTTAATAGGCGTTCGCAATGGCACGAATACTAGCAGATAATTTTGGAGCTAGATCGCGATTTGGTTTTATGGGGGAACATGGTTCTCCCATTACCTCTGCGCCAAAATTATCTGATATGTGGTTTGTTGAAATGATGGGGACTAACGGACGGGTGGAATATTCTCACCACGTTAAGTCTGTATCACCAATATCAATAAACACAGAGTATCAGTCAGTTGATCAGTATGGTAAGCGTATACACGTACCAACGCGTGTAAACTTTCCCGAAGTACAGATAGATTTATATGATATTGTGGATGGTAGTACGTTCACTCTTGTGAAACAAATTTATGAAACATACTTCAAAAACAATTCATTGCCTACAGACGAAGGTGCATTGAACGGTACGATTGCAGACAATAATTCTGGATTAAAGTTCAATAAAAACTCAGGCGCGCAACAGTTTAATCATTTCTTTAAACGTTTTACAATTTATCATGTTTTTGCAGGCGGAAACAATTCCAGTTCTGCGAAGATTCAAAAGATTGATCTTGTTAATCCACTGGTAACTAATATGACATTTAGTCAGAGCGATTATTCAGATGCGGCACCAAGAACGATTACATTAACTCTATTGCCAGAAAACATAATCATACGAGATACAGTTTCGGATGTTAATGTCCCATATTGGATGCAGCAAGGCGCAGAAGGTATGGCAGAGGCGTTGTTATCGGAAAGTAGTGTAGTTCGTTCTGCATTCAATGATCAAATTTCTCAGTTAGAAGCTGCTGGTTTTGTAAAATCACAGGGTATTACTGGTACTGAAATCTCAACCGCTTCTGACAATCTTAACCTAGATACTAGATCAATCGGTTATATGTTAGGTGAAGACGGTCAGTGGGTTCAAAATCTACAGCAAGTTCACAACTTGACTAGATTATACAATGCTATAGGCGCATCCTCTACGACAGAAGAACGTGTTCAAGCGCAGGCTGCATTTTTAGAAGCACGTAACAATGCGCAACCAATCCCAGCGTCAGCAATAAATTATTGGGATTTTAATACGGGTAGCAATGGTATTACTGGTACAAGCACCAGCAGAGATGTGAAAAACATTCAATCATCTACAAAAGTACCAAATGACATTCCATATTTTGCTGACACCAGAACACAAGCAATCAACGGTGGCGGCGGATTTAGTAATGTAGACTTGGGTAACATTCTTACAAGTGAATTGTTAAATTCATTTTTCAATGGCACTAAGTTTAGTTTTAATAATGTTGGTGATCGTGTCGCGCAACAGTTGATCGGAAACACGGGCATTGGTCGTGTCGGTACTCTAAATTCTACTGCACAAAGTAGATTTGGTGTTGCAGGTGACATGCTTAAAGATTCAATTTCTCAGTATATTGCACCTACACAACAGCCATCATCGCGTCCTACAACAATATCTGCATCTGCAAAAGATACAACACAAGGTCAGATTGGTACTATTAGAAATGCGACTAGGAATAAATTAAGATGAATATAGATATCGTAGTTGCAAAATTAGTAAGAAAAGGCTTTACTGAAAGTAGAGCAAAATCTTATGCCAATGAATTATTAAAATATTCAAAAATCTATGGTATAGAAATATTTTCTATGATAGATCAAATTTCGCCCGACTTTAAATTGAATGATTTGGGTGAATTCATAATGAATAATACAGTGCGACAGGGCTATCAAACAGGTAGAATTTCGGGAAGAACCCCGAACAAATATGTCGCAAGGTCAATCATTGAATGAGTAAATTTCACCAAGGCAAATATCAAATCATAAATGAATCCAAATACTCAGGTTCGGGTACTCCAACCTTCAGGAGTAGTTGGGAGTTGACATTTATGCAATTTTGTGATACAAATAGTAATATAGTGGCATGGGCAAGTGAACCTGTACGTATACCTTATCAACATCCATTAACTGGCAAAATGTCAAGTTATGTCCCTGATTTTATCATTGTCTAT